CTATTCCGCATTGGTACTACTCGCTAATCACCGCATTACTGACGTCGAGTACGTTGCCTATTCGTGGGGCGATCGCATCGGCATCGACGCTTTCCTCGCGCATATCTGCACAGTCGTAGACGAATGGCAGCCGGACGGTATCGCTGCCGAGGCGGTGCAAGCGCAAGAACACGTCGTCGACCAGCTTATCGAAAAGCTACGAGAAATCGGTTATCCTGCGAAGTCTCGCGTTCATAAGTATTATCCGAAAGGTGATAAGTTGCTTCGGATTGAAGCGATGGAACCGGATTTAGCGACAGGTCAATTGATCCTGGCGAAAAGACACGCCTTATTGCTCGAACAAATGGAACGATTCGGCTCTAATTCGCATGATGACTTACCTGACGCTATGCACATTGCCCGTACGTTGACGAAAAAACGCCGTCGGCGCATTACTGCGAAACCAAGTTGGGCTTGATATTACGTTATTTGAAATAAAAAGAAAGGAGGCGATCGCTTGACGGATATGTTCAAGAAGGGCGTGCAGTTCCCGCCCGAAGACGCCATCCCTCGATTAGTCCGATATAAACGCGGTGCTCACGCATTTCACGGCAACCACGCGGAGATATACGACAGAATCGCAGAACTCATCGAAAATACCCCTCACCAATCGCAATTATCGAAGCTCTACGTTGCGGCGAATATCGTACCTATCCTCGCAATGAAGCCCGCTGATTTGCTGATTGGAGAGCCACCGATTTACAAATCCGGCAAACCTGACGCATCTATCGAGCAACAAGGACTTCAGCGCATTGTGCGTGAGAACGATTTGACTACGCTGCAGCACGAAATGGTGACGGCAATGGCGTATCGAGGCGACGGGTGGCTGAAGGTTCGATTGGATAGGCGCCACGACGCTTCGGCGTTGACTGCGCTCGGTCTACCTGATCGCCAGCCTATTGAATCAATCATCGAGTCGGTAGATCCATCGAATGTCTTCCCGGAGATTTCGAACGCTGCCGGTCAACGACAATTCAGCGCTATCAACGTTTGCTGGGTCGAAACAATCGTCGAGACCTCGCCAATCCTGCGCAAAGAAAGCGAACGATACATCTTACACGTCGAACGCCACTTACCTGGATACATCGTATATCGCGATTTCCACTTAGTAGCGCCAACTCGCGTAGAGAAAGACGGTGTATTCCTCGACCTTTTCGTAATCGGCGAAGAAATCGAACTTGAAAACAACGTTCAAGCTACGGGAGTAACGGACTTCCTCGTTAAGCATGTTCCTTACGCCAAATCAGGTAATCGCTGGGAAGGTATCTCGTTAACTGAGCAAATAGATCCCTTACTTGCGACGATCAACGACACTTTGACGCAAATCAGCTATGTACTCGCTAAACACGCGGATCCTACGATGTATGGTCCGGACTTAGACGAGATTGGCGAAACGACGCGAGTCGGCGGTCGTTATATCGAAGTTGGTAAAGAGGACGTCGCCCCAGGCTATATGACTTGGAATGCGCATCTCGACCTTAACTTCAAACTGATCGACAAATTACTCGCGATGATTTTCCAACTAGCGGAAACACCGCAATGGGTTTTCGGTACTACGCTAACTGCGGACGGCGGCGGAACGGGTACGTCACATACGGACTCAAGCGCCATCAAAGCGCGTTTCTTCCCGCTACTTTCGAAAGTCAATCGTATTCGGGCGCAAGTCGATCGCGCACTCCGAGACTCGCTTTACAACGCGCAGTTACTCGAGCAACAACAATATCGCGAGCTTGGCGTCGATCAATACGAAGTCGAATATCCGGAGATTGCGTGGCGTGACGGATTACCTCGTGATGAAAAGTACGACGCAGAAGTCGCCAACTTACGGACCAACGGATTACCAACGATGGCGCAACGTGACGCTATTAAGTACCTCGAAGGTATGAGCGACGAACAGGCGGAAGCAGTTATCTCGGAAATCAACGAAGATAACGACCGGACAAAAGGTACCGTCGATGCTTCGATCTTTAATCCGCCGGCACCCGACATACCCGCAGTACCGGTAATCGACGAGGAAGTAACGTAACAGGAGGCGGTTGAGTGGAAGACATTCGTGAGTGGCCGCAACCTGAATATGATTACAACACGAAGCGCTTAGTCGCCATTTACCGAGAAGGTATCCAGGCGATTAAAGCGCAGCTAGACGAAATGCTCATGCGAGGCGAATTAGATGACGCTAAGTTTTTAGCGCAGATGATGGCGCAGTATGAGCAAATCGTAGCGCAATTGAATTCGGACGCCTCGCAATGGGTACAAGACGTACTCACCGAGGTTTATCAGAATGGCGTCGAGAATGGCGCCTATGCTGCGGGTGCTAGCGAAGCAGTTATCGCAAACATCTCGCTATCACGACCGCACCGCTTGATGGCGAATGCCTTTATTGCCGATACCCAAAGCGATTTATTGAAGATGACGCAATACGTCGATGCTCAAGTCCGTACAGCGGTACAAGGCGCAGTCGGGCAAGCTATTCGCAATAAGGTTAGTCGCGGTAGTAATCACGTCGGCGAATTGAGTGCGCAAACCCTGCGTAACCTTCGCAAGACTTTCGCCGAAGCCGCCGATACCGTCATCATCGATAAGCTGGGACGGCGTTGGACTGCGGAACGTTACGCAGACATGATCGCCTATACCAAGCAAAAAGACGCACACGACGAAGCTACTCGCATTGAAGCGCTTGATCGTGGCGTTGAATACGGCTTGATTGTCGGACCTAGCGCAACTGACGCTTGTAAGTATCATGTCGGTCGTATCGTAAGGTTGACGGAAGCTGGCGATGACCAGTACATGACGCTAGACGAGCTGAAAGCGTCGAATCAAATCTTTCATCCCAAATGTCGCCACCGCGTCGTCCCTTACGCAAATCCACATAACCTTTCGCCTCGTCGCCAAGCTACGGCAACGTCACAAGAGCAAGCGGGTCGTGCAGCGATGGACACCGGTAAGCGAAATCCAAAACTCGATGCAACTGAGGGCGCTAATTAGGTGCCTTTTTTACGTCCAACACGCCGATGACGCTAAAAGCTGACGGTAGTTATACCTAATAGTCGACGGACTTTAAACGGAGGTAGCGCAATGGAACAGAATCAAACGGCATCAACAGATACAGCGTTAGAAACGCCAGCACCGCAAGGTAACGAAGGTCAAGAGACTACGCAGGGTAGCTTGACACCGGAACAACCTGCGCCGGAAAAGACTTTCACGCAAGCGGAGTTAGAAGAGGTATTGAAGCAGCGCCTCGCTCGAGAAGCTACGAAATACAAAGACTACGACGAAAAGGCGAAACGACTCGCTGAACTCGAAAAGGCTGCGGAAGAACAACGCCAGGCAGGTCTTAGCGAAGCAGAACGCTTGAAAGAAATCGCTGAAGCGAAACAATCCGAAGCACAAACACTTGCCGAGCAATTGGCGCAACTCAAAGAAGAAGTCGAAGTTGAGCGCAAGCAATCGGCATTTAAACAAGTAGCATCAGGCGGAGAGTTTAACCTTAGCGCTGATCGCGTAGAAGCAGCTCTCAAACTCGCTGACTTATCGGCAGTTGAGAAGGCGGAAGATGGCGGTTATGACGTCAAAGGCGTAATTCAGTCGCTTGTTGAGACATATCCATTCTTGATTGAAAAGGCAGAGGCGCAACCTATCGGCAAACCAGTGCCAGGATCAATCGACGCACCAAAATCAACAGAGGACCAGCTCGAAGCATTGCGAGTGAAGGCGCATAAGTCGGGTAATCCACGTGACTTAGCGAACTACGCAAAAGCAAAACGCGAACTCGGACTCTAAACTAAACCCTACGGAGGTAATACCACATGGCACAAATTCAATCTAAGCTCATCGTCGGTAAAGTCGAATCACTTACGGACGAACTACTCTTACTCAATCCGCACCAAACACCACTTCTATCGCTAATCGGTTTTAGCGGGGATGTATCGGATACTCAGCACTCTTGGTTCGAAGATGAAATGACAGCTTTCGAATCTAAAGCAAGTGTTGCAGCGGCAATCGGCGCAACTGAACTTACAGTCGTAGATGCTTCGCCTTTCCGCGCTGGCGACGTCGTTAAAGTTGGGGAAGAGCTTCTTTATGTTTCAGCAGTCGATGCTGTCGCTAAGAAACTTACTGTTGCACGTGGTTATGCTGGTACTACTGCAGCGGCTATTAGCATCGATGCTAAAGTCGAGTTACAGTTTGCTGAAGGTATTGAAGGTGCTAAAGCACGTGACGCTCGCTACAAAGCACGTAAACGCGCTTCGAACTTAACTCAGATCTTCGATGACACTATCGATATCTCAGGTTCAGCAGCTGCGGCATCGAATCAAGGTATTGATGACCTTTACGAGTACGAAAAGCAAAAGAAACAAATCGAGCTTGCATTGAAACTCGAAAAAGCGTTGATTAACGGCAAGAAATACGAAAACGGAACTGTGCGCCAAATGGCAGGTATCCGCGATTTCATCACAACTAACGTAGTTAACGTCGCTGGCGCTATCTCGCTTCCAGTTATTACAGATCAACTCCAAAAGATTTACGAAGCTGGTGGTATGGAGACGGGTTCTGACTACGTTATCATGGTTGGCGCTAAACAAAAACGTGCTATCTCTGCATTCGGTGACGCTGCTATCGATGTTGCTCGCGACGATCAGAAACGCGGTACAGTTGCGAATATCCTTGTTACAGACTTCG